GTCGATATATGGGACAAACTTTCTTTCCCAACTTAACACGTTGGCCAGTCAGTGAGCCGCCAATAAACGACTGACGGTAATGTCCTTGCCGCCCGCGAGACGGCGATGGGTGACGAGGAAGCCGACGCATTTTAATCCAACCACCACCCAACCGCCCGGCCAGGCAGAGGGATAGGTGCAATAGCGGCAATCCGGTGCCGGAATCATCGGGTTGCCGTTTTTCATGGCTCGAAACTACGATCAGCACAAAGACCGTGCCGCCGCACGCCAGGCCGAGCAGGCCGCCAAAGGCCGGGACATCGGGCCGATCCGCGACATTGCCAACGTCCGGCGGCGTAACGAGTGCAAAAAATCTCTACGGCTGTTCTGCGAGACATACAACCCCGAGCCGTTCTATCTTGATTGGTCGGCCGATCATCTTCGCGTGATCGCGGCAATCGAGCGGTCCGTTCGCGGCGGGTTCCTTCAGGCGTTCGCTATGCCACGCGGCTCGGGCAAGACTACGCTGTGCCGCATGGCCGTTCTATGGGCCGCCTCCTATGCCCTGACGCCGTACCCGTTCCTGATCGGTTCCACGGCCGCCAAAGCCGAAGACAGTTTGGATGCCATCAAGACGTGGGTGCGCTTCCTGTCAAAGTACGCAGCCGATTTCCCTGAGATTTCACAGGCGGCGATTGCCCTCAACGGTATCGCCAACCGCCAATCCGGCCAGTTATGTTGCGGCGAATCGACCTGCATCAAATGGGAAAAGGATCGGCTTGTGCTGCCGACGGTCCCCAAGCCGTCCAATCTCCGATACCGCGGCAAGATGGCCCCAACGTCGGGAGTCGTCATCGGATCATCGGGGCTCACGGGCGAGGGCATCCGCGGCAGTTTGTTCACGCTCAACACGGGACAGCAGGTGCGGCCGTCGCTGGTCCTGATTGACGATCCGCAAACCGACGAATCGGCGGCGAGCGATAGCCAAAACGAAACGCGGTACGGGCTACTGACGGGCGCTGTGCTCGGCATGGCCGGCCCGGGCAAGACAATCTCGGGCGTCATGCCGTGTACTGTCATCCGCCCCGGCGACATGGCCGACCGGATATTGAACCGCAAGACAACGCCGCTTTGGCGTGGCATCCGCTCTCAGTTGCTTCGGTCCATGCCTACCAACATGGAGGCATGGGAGCGGTATTTCGAGATTTACCGCGACTGCATGGGGCGTGATGAGCCAGACATCGGACCGGCCAACGAATACTACACCCTCAACCGCGACACGCTGGACGAAGGTGCAGAGGCATCATGGCAGGAACGGAAGCTGCCGGAGGAATTGTCAGCAATCCAGCACGCCATGAACCTCTACGCCAGGGACAAGGCGGCATTCTTCGCCGAGTACCAGAATAGCCCGCTGGACCTGTCCGAGTCTGCAAACCACCCGCTACGGCTTACCAAGGACGTGCTGAAGGGAAAGCTGTCCCGCGTACCACGGTCTACCGTTCCAAAGGAATGCGAACACCTGACAGCCTACATCGACGTTGGCGGTGATCTGCTGCACTGGGTTGTGTCGGCCTGGTCTGACACGTTCGCCGGCGGGCCGATCGACTACGGCCTACTGCCCGAGCAGCCCGTCAAATACGTGACCAAGGAAAACGTCCCGCGCCCCCTCGCCCGCATGTATCCCGGCATGAGCCAAGACGCCTATCTGATAGCGGCACTCGACCGGCTCGTCGAAATGCTCATCGTCCGATCGTTTCAGCGTGAGGATGGCCGGTCTATGACGATCGAAAAGATTCTCGTGGACATCAAATGGGGCGAGAAGAACAAGCTGCTTCGCGGCTGGTGCCGTCGCCACAAGCACCACGGGCGGATTCTGCACGCTGCACAGGGGTTCGGGTTCGGTGCCACCTCGGTTCCGATGGACTGCTACAAACAGGACGGCGCGAAGCGTGGCGAACACTGGCGTCTTGGCCCGCCAAGGGAAGGCGACATCTGGGTCACGGTTGACACAAACTGGTGGAAGTCTATGGCTGCCTCGCGCCTCGCGTTGCCAATTGGCACAGCGGGGGCATGGACGATCTTCGGCGATGATCCTGCCGACCACGCCATGTTTTTTGACCACCTTTGCGAAGAGGAGCCGGTGGACGTTTCGGCCAAGGGCAGGACCGTCACTGAATGGAAGGCGGCCAAGGGCGTCGTCAATAACGACTGGTGGGATTGCCTTGTCGGGTCGGCGGTCGCTGCCTCGATGCTCGGTTGCCAGATACCAGAGATGGAGCGGCCCGCAAAGCGGCGTCGCATTTCAGCCGTGGAACTGGCCGCCAAAGCAAGGGGACGATCTTGACACGGACACGAATCACTGCGGAGGAAATGAAGATGAAGGCGCGTGGCGATGGCACGACGGGGCCGGTGTGCCCACATTGCGGATGCCGAGATTTTCGAGTTGTTCGGACGTGGTGGGTGAAGTCTGGCGAGAAGCACCGATCATGTGTTTGCCGCCATTGTGGCAAGCACGAGTTCAATGCGGCCGTGGTCGAAATCGTTCGCGTCTTATAGGAAAACTCGCATACATACCAATTCCACGCGCCAACCAGGGAATCAGTATTGAAGTTTGTTTTGCAGTTGCTAGAGTGATTCGAGATGCAGACGACGGGCGGGAGTAATTACCCCGGCCGAAACCAGCGCAATACAAGGCCATGCGAGGTCGCATACTCGCGTGGCCTTTTTATTTGCGCTCGTCTGTGGGAGCGGGTGGGCAAGTGCCCGGCTGGGGTTCATATCCCCGGCGTGGTTGGTGCGAGTCCAACACCCGCCACTATGGCAGCAGAGACGATTGCGGAAGCGATTGAGAAAAACGCAAAAGGGCCGGCACGGGTCAGCGTGAATGGTCTGTCCGTTGAGTCGCAATCCATCGCGGATCAGATCGCGGCGGACCAATACGTCAAGGCGAATACCGCAAAGTCACGCAACCATCGCGGGATTGCATTTCGCGCTCTGAAGCCTGGGGGATGCGGATGAGCATTTTCGGGAATCTCTTCGGTCGCAAGCATCAGCCACGCAAGGCGATTGAAGTCGCGCGCCCGATCCGTGCCCGATACGACGCCGCCCAAGACAGCAATGAGACAGCCAACATCTGGTCGGCCGCCGATGCTCTCGACGCCGATTCGGCCAATTCGCTGGCCGTGCGAACGAAGCTGCGGAAACGCTCTCGCTATGAACGTGGCAACAATGGCCATTGTGCCGGGATCATTCGCACGCAGGCAAACTACGTCGTGGGAACCGGCCCGACGTTGCAAATGCTGACGGGTTCGCCCGGCTTCAATGCAATGGTCGAGTCCGCTTGGCTCGATTGGTGCAAGGCCGTCGGTCTATTCCGAAAACTGCGAAATGCGAACCGCGCCAAGACTGGCGACGGTGAAGCGTTCATGCTCGCAGTATCGAATCCGATGGTTTCCGGCGAGGTGAAGCTCGATCTCGTAAACGTCGAGTGTGACCGCGTGACCTCGCCTGTCGGCAAGATGGACAAGGAAAACTACATCGACGGAATCACCTTCGATGCGTTCGGAAATCCCGAGTCCTACGACATTTTGCGGCGGCATCCTGGCGCGTCTTGGTGGTCGGCTCTCAATAAGGAGTATGACACCTACGCGGCCAAGTTTGTCTGCCATTGGTTTGGTGGTGATGATCGACCTGGCCAGCATCGCGGCGTGCCGGAGTTGACACCCACGCTCAACCTCTTTGCCACCGGCCGGAGGTACCGCGAGGCCGTTGTTGCCGCGGCCGAGACTGCGGCCGATCTGTGTGCCTTGATCGAATCGAACTTGCCGGCGGATGACAGCGAAGATGCCGTGACGCCGTTGACAACCCTGCCAATCGAGAAACGAACGATGACCTTCCTGCCTGACCAGCAGAAGGCAACGCAGATGAAGGCCGAGCAGCCGACCACGACGCACGCGGAGTTTACGCGCACGACGCTTTGCGAAGAGGCTCGACCGCTCAACATGCCGTACAACATCGCGGCTTGCGATTCCAGCGGCTACAGCTATAGCGGCGGCCAGCTCGACCACCAGACCTATTTCGTGTCGATCGACGTCGAGCGGCAGGACTGTGAAAGCATGGTCCTGGACAAGATTTTCGCGTTGTGGTTTGCGATGGCGCAGGACGCGAACAAGTGGAACGTCGATCCGTTCCCCGCTCCAAAACACGGATGGGCCTGGCCGGGCCGTCCGCATAGCGACCCGACGAAGATCGCCGAGGCTCGCAAGGTTCGGTTGTCTTGCGGTGATGCCGCTCCCAGCGAGTTCGCGGCCGAGGACGGCGTGGATTACGAGGATCGAATCGCCGCACTCGCAAAAGACTACGGAGTTACCGACAAGGAGATTCGCAAGAAACTGTTCGACGCGAACTTCCAGCAGTCGGGCGGCGCACCGAATCAGCAGCAAAAGCCGCAGGACAATGGCGACAGCAAGCAGCAACCACCTGCAAAGGCAAACGGCGCATTCGTCAACAGATTTGCGGAGAGCCTCTCATGAGCAAACACAGCAAGCGGCGCATGATCCGAGCGGCCGATTCGTCGCATACGATCTGCTGCGACGTGTCGGCAGTCGAGTGGGTGCAGGCAAGCGCCGAGACTCCCGCGGATAACGCCCCGAAGCGATTCAAGATGCGGGCCTACACGGGCGGGCCGATGTCCGTCGGCTACTACGGTGCGCCCGTGGTGATCGACATGGCCGGGCTCACTGCGAAGGCACCGCTCCCGATCCTGATGAACCATTCGATGGACAAGCTGGTTGGCCACGCGGACGAAGTAACGGCCGGTGATTCAAACCTCGATCTTGCCGGAGTGATTTCCGGTGCGAGTGTCGAAGCGGCCCAAGTCCTCGAAAGCTCGAAACAGGGTTTCCCCTGGAAGGCATCGGTCGGCGCACGCCCCGACAAGATGGAGTTTGTTGGCGAAGGCGTGACAACGAAAGTCAATGGAAAAACGCTTACGGGTCCGCTGTATGTGGCCCGTAAATCAACCCTCGGTGAAGTCTCTTTTGTGGCGATGGCTGCCGACGGCAAAACATCCGCCAAGGTCGCGGCTATTGCCGCATGTTCAAACGGAGAACCAAAAATGAACGAATTCGAGAAATGGGTACAGGCCGAGTATTGCCTTGATCCGGCCACATTGTCCGAAGAGTCGCGCGGCAAGCTGCAAGCGAAATACGACGCTTTGCAGAAGCCGGCCGAACCGCCTGCCGCACCGATCAAGGCCGCTGATCCGGCTGCCGAGATTCGCGCTGCTGCGGCTGCGGAATCCACCCGGATCGCGGCCATTTCCAAGCTGTGTGCGAACCATCCCGACATCCAGGCGCAGGCCATCGGCGAAGGATGGGACGCGAACAAGACCGAAGTGGCCGTGCTGAAGGCGGAGTTGCCGAAGGCACCCGCGATCCACGCCGGGAACCACGAAGCCGGCCCGCAGGTGATCGAGGCGGCGTTGTGCTTGCAGGGCGGGCTTGCATCGCCGGAGAAGCACTACAAGCCCGAGGTAATCGAGGCGGCCGAGAAGCAATATCGCGGCGTCCGCCTCGGTGAGTTGCTGCTGATCCACGCTCGCGCCAACGGCTACAACGGCCGGTCGTCGATTACCACCGGCAACGCTGCCGAAGTGATCCGTGCCGCGTTCTCGACGCACTCCTTGACTACGTTGCTGACCACGGCCGGCAACAAGCTCCTCTTGGACGGGTTCAATATGATTCCGTCGAGCTGGCGGACCATCGCCACTCCCCGCACGGTCAGCGACTTCAAGCAGGTCACACTGTATCGCATGACGGCCGGCCTCGAATACGAAGAGGTCGGACCGGCTGGCGAGATCAAGCACGGAACCCTCGGACAGGAGAGCTACACCGCGCAGGCCAAGACCTACGCGAAGATGCTCGCTCTGACGCGACAGGACATCATCAATGACGACCTTGGAGCGTTCAACGACATCCGTACCCGTTTGGGTATGGGTGCTCAGATCAAGCTTCAGAAAATCATCTGGCAGACGTTTATGACTGCCAGCAATGCCGGCACGTTCTGGACCGCCGCCCGCGGAAACTTGGTCACAAGCTCCGCGCTCGCTGAGGCCGGACTCAACACGGCCGTGCAGGCGTTCCGTGACATGGCCGGCCCCGACGGAAACATGATGGGGTTGAACCCCGAGATCGTGCTTGTGCCGACCGCCCTTGAAGCGACGGCCAAGAAAATCTACGTGTCGTCCGAAATCCGCGACACCACGGCCAGCACGAAGTACACCACGGCCAACATCTACCAGGGCAGTTTCCGCCCGGTGGCTGTGCCCGAGTTGGGAAACAGTGCCTACACCGGCTACTCGGCCACAACGTGGTATTTGCTCACGTCGATCATGTTGCCGGTCATCGCGTCTTTCCTCGATGGTCGCCAAGAGCCGGTCATCGAATCGGCCGACGCCGACTTCGATACCCTCGGGATTCAGTTCCGCGGTTATCACGACTTCGGAGCGGACATGGGCGAGTACCGCGGCAGCCTCAAGGCCACCGCCTAACGTCAACTTTTCCGGCTCGGGGCCGAAAGGCCCCCTGCCGTTTTTCCAAACTGACCAACTTTTTTTGAGGAGATATGAAAATGGCTCAAACGCCTTGCTTGCGTCGGTATGAGGGCGAGACGCTCGAATACCTGGCCAGCGCCGACAAACTTGCCGGCGAAGTTGTCGTGATCGGTTCGCGGCCGTTGATCGTGACAAACGCGATCGACTACAGCCTGAATCCGTTGGGAACGCTCGCCGCAACCGGCGTGTGGGACGTGCCCCAAAACGGCGAAGTGATTTCCGCCGGCACGAAAGTGTACTGGGACGAAAACGGAAGCCCATACGGTGGAACGGCACTCAGCGGATGCGCGACGGCTACCGCTACCGGCAACTACCTGATGGGCACGGCCGCTCCAGTGCAGCCGAACGGAACCGCAGCATCGGCCGCCACGGACACCTATGTCCGGGTGTTGATCGACGGCGAAAGCGTGAACATCGCCACAGTGGCAGGGAGCATGACCGCGGACGACATCACCGGGTCCGACGCGGCTTTGACCATCGGCGGTATCGCTGGTTCCGGAGGGGCTGGCGGAACTGTCGTCATCGTCGGTGGTGCCGGTGACACCAATGCGGCCGGCGGTGCCACGTCGCGTACCGGCGGAGCTGGAAACGGTTCCGGGGCCGGCGGGGCATGTACGCTCGTTGGCGGTGCTGGCGGGGCAACGGGAGCCGGTGGTGCAATCACGATTACCGCGGGCGCTGGCGGGTCAACCAGCGGTGCCAACGGAACCGTAGCGATCGCTGGTGGTGTGTCGGCTTCCACCGGCAACGTCGCTGGCGGTGCGGTATCTCTGACCGGCGGTGCCGGAAAGGGTACGGCGGCAGGTGGTGTCTCTTCCGTGGTTGGCGGCGTAGGTGGTGCCACCGGCGCAGGCGGAGCGATTGCGGTTACTGGCGGTGCCGGCGGTTCGTCATCGGGGACTGGCGGCGCGGTCACTGTCGCCGGCGGTGCCGGGTCCGCAGGCAACGCAAACGGCGGAGCCGTGAACATCACCGGCGGTGCAAAGAACGGCTCGGGTGCCAACGGTGCCGTCAACGTCGGTGCCGATAAGGCTACGACCGTCACGATTGGCTACGCCTCCGGTGCCCTGATTCTGGTGGGCCTTCCCGAAAGCGATCCGTCCGTCGCAAACCAGGTCTACGTCAGTTCCGGCACGCTCAAGCTCTCTGCGGGGTAAGCATGAATCCCGTTGAGCATGTTGGCACGCTGTACATCGAGAACCAGCGGCTTTTGGCTGAATACCAAAAGCTGCTGGGACTCGTGCAGCAGATCAAAGAAGGCAAGGTCCACCCGGAAAACGTATCCGTGGACCTTGCCGCCATATCGTGGTCGGTGGAAATGACCGGCGAGCAACTCGTAAAGGTAATGGCCGAGCCATGTCAATCCTGACCGACGCTGTTGAATCGCTGTGCGACACGATCCGCGATGACCTCTCGGAGCCGGTCGTGTACGAGAGCGCGTCGGGCAGTGTTGAAGTGTTGGCCGTACCGAGCAACCCGGAGGAGCTTGTTGACTCCGTAACTGGAATGCTGATCGAAGATGCACGCCTTGACTGGACAATAGTGTCCGACGATTTGGCTCTGGGTGGCGGCATAGCAAAGCCAGCACGCGGCGACAAGATCAGACGATTGCGAGTACCGCCGGGAGTGCAGGAGGTTTACGAGGTGCTGCCGCTGGCAGGTCAGCAGTGTTGGTCAAACTGCGACCCGTTCGGGCGGATCATCAGGGTTCACACGAAAAAGATGCAATGACGGTTCCGGCCATCGTTACCGCTGACGCGATTGTTGCGGCGCTGAATGCGGCGACGTTGAGCCAGACCGTCACATTCACTCGCGTATGGGTTCCGAAGTTCGACACGACTGAAGCGGCCATGGTTCAAGGGAAAGTCGTGCCCGTCACCGATGACCGGGAAATGGGATCGGCGGCAGATGACAACGCAACGATCGTCGTTGATGTCGGCGTTATGAAGCGGCTGCAAAATAGCATCGCAACGGAAACGGCCGAGATCGACGCATTGATGGAGTTGTGCGAGGAGATCAAGCCGCTACTGAATCGGGAGCGATTTGGCGATGCGATTGTCTCAAAGCCGCCTTCGCAAAATCCGCTTGTTTCGGTTGAGGAGCTTGATAGTGGGCGTGTGTTTTTGGTGGCTGTGCGAGTCGAGTTTTTAACCACGGTGGCAATATGATCGGCCTGAAACTCGACGAAGCGAAAGGCACGTTTTTCGATGCGCCGAAGGTTATTCGGTCGGTCGATGCGGCCACCCGGCGCGTCTTGTCAAAGTTCGGTGCTTACGTTCGCACGGCGGCACGATCGAGCATTCGCAAGCGAAAGGCAACGTCGGTGCCCGGAAGCCCTCCGAGTTCGCACACCGGATTGTTGCGGCAGTTCATTTTCTTCGGCTACGACGCCGCAAACAGGAGCGTTGTCATTGGGCCAACGCGGCTTAATTCGACCAGTGGAACAGCACCAGAAACATTGGAATACGGCGGGTCGGCAAAGATCGTTCGTCGTCAACGCGGCGGAAAGCGTGTTGTATCGACAGCGAACATTGCGGCACGTCCTTTCATGCACCCAGCACTAAACAAAGAACTTCCAAAGCTGCCGCCCATGTGGGCCAACAGCGTGAAACCATAGAAAGGAAACAACACCATGAAGATGGGATTTGAGGGGCTCGCTTATTACGGCGTCAAGGGATCGACGGCTGCAACACTTATCAGCAATCGCGTCGATCTGACTTTCGACGTTGACCCGCAGATGGCACCAACGACGGTGGCCGGGGCCGGGACTGCCCCGCCAGTCGAAACCGAGGGCGTTGCCACGCTCAAGTGGTCGGCCACGCTCAAGATGAAAAACGTGGCGTCCGATGCCGTGCTGCTTGCGTTGCGAACGGCTGCCGCGGCCGGAAACGCTGTTGCCATTCGCCTCAAGGACTACTCGGCCGGCAAGGGATACGACGGCGACGTGAATGTCAAAGAGTCGTATGGCGGGAATCTCAACGGCGAGCAGACCTTTGATTTCACATTCACGCCGAACGGCATCCTTCGCACGCCGTCGCTGTACGTCTAAAAACACGAAAGGACCATTTCAATGGGAATTGGAAATCATACTGAGACAATCTCTGTCGGCGGCCGCATTATGCAGCGGAACGTTGACAAGACCGGCGACAACGAAACGCTGATTGGCGGCACGGCTGCGCCAATCTCGCTTACGCAGGGTTCGGCGGCAACGTCGTGGGTCAAGAGCGACGCCAACACCGCGGCTTGTGATGTGGCCACGGCTTCGACGATTGCGACTGGAAAGGTTGATGTTTGGTGGGCAGGCGGGATGCGGTATGGCGTGGATTGCACGCGGACGGTCGATGCCCTTGCACTCGATGGCGGAACTGGTACCGACTTCCCGGCCAACGGCACGACTACTTGCGTTATTGTTCAGCAGCAGCAGGTGAACGTGAGTATCGACGGCGACCTTGCTTTGATCGTCGGCGTGTTGTCAAGCGTGCCGGCGCATGTGGACTTCCAGGATTCCGCTGGCGATTCGATCGAGGCAATCTCGCTGACTGCCAACGAGCCGAATATGTGGGATTCGAGCATGGCCACGACGCCGTACACCGGCGACCCAATCACCAAGGCAATGGTGACAAATGGAACCTTGGCCTGGGTGACTTCGACCGCTTACGTAGTCGGCGACATTCGCACCAACGGCACGACGTTCTATAAGTGCCTGATTGCCCACACGTCCGGCACGTTCGCCACCGACCTCGCCGCGGCCAAGTGGGAAGTCACGACCGCGACCTTCGAGGTCATCGTTTTGCAGGACAGCACGCCGTAGGAGGTGATTTGTGCCGAAGTTTTTGGACGCTGAAAACCGATCCTGGGAGCCAGAGGTGAACGTGGTCACGATTGGTCGCGTTCGCTCGGCTCTTGGGATCAACCTGCTGGAATTGATTCTCCCGAATAGCACGCTGGCGGATCGGCTGACCGACCCATGCCTATTGGTCGATGTGCTGTATTTGCTTTGCAAGGATCAGGCCGACCGGCTCGGGGTGGATGATGCGGCGTTTGGCAAGGCCATGACGCCCGACGGAATAGAGGATGCGTGGGGCACGGTGTTAGAGGGCGTCGTAAGTTTTTCCCCGCGCGGGCTCCGGCCCGCACACCAACGGGTACTGGAGAAGGCGAAGGCGTACCAGAAGGCGGCGGCGGAGAAGATCAAGACGCTGGTGGCGGGGACGGAGTTCGATGCGATGCTGGATCAGGCGATGGAGCGGCTATCGAGCCAGCCGCAGACATCGCAGACAGAATCTACTGGCGATGTTTCGAGCTTGCCGGAGTCGTTGGAATCGAGCCAGGCCGTAACACCTTAGCGACGCTTACGGCAATGGCTCGCGGTGCATGGCAACGTGCAGCGGTGCCGGCACTAAAGGCGGCAGGTGCGGACCTGGACGCAGACCCGTATGGGTTGTTTTCAGATGCGGGTGGAGTTCTGCCATACGATCCAGAGATTGCGGCGGCATGGCAAGGAAAGGTGGCCTAGATGGCAGGATCATCTGACATTCGTGCTGGCCGTGCGTTCGTCGAAGTGTACGCCGACAAGACGAAGCTGACCCGGGGGCTCAAGTCCGTATCAGCCGACCTAAAGGCGTTCGGTGCTGGTGTCTCGGCTCTCGGGAAAAAGTTCATGCTTTTGGGTGCTGGCATCGCCGCGCCGCTGCTGGCCGCGACGAAATCATTTATGACGGCTGGTTCTGAATTGGCGCATATGTCGGAGCGAACTGGAATATCGGCTACCGCCCTCAGTGAATTAGGTTACGCGGCAACGCTCTCTGGATCGAGCCTTGAGGCCGTCGAAACGGGCGTTAAGCGAATGCAGAATGCCATCTCGGCGGCGACCGATGGGCCGCTGAAAAGGCTACAAGGCATGGCCCCAGAGGATCAATTTATGGCGATAGCCGATGGTATGTCGGCAATTCAAGACCCGACAACACGCGCGGCCAAGGCGCTGGAAATCTTTGGACGTGGAGGCACGGTTCTTATTCCAATGATGAAAGACGTAAAGGCTCTACGCGCGGAGGCCGTGCGGCTCGGATTGTCGATGAGTCCAGAAAAAGTGGCGGCGGCCGAGGCACTCGATAAAGCGTGGGAGCGACTGACGGTATCTTTCAAGTATGCGTCCAAGGCCATTGGTTTTGCATTAGCCCCGATGCTTACCGGACTGGCCGAACGGATTGCAACCGGAGTGGCGGCAGTCAAGCAATGGATCGGCGACCACAAAACCATGATCGTTACGGCGTTCGCTGTTGGTTCTGCCGCTGTTGCGGCAGGTGCGGGGTTGTTTGTGCTCGGGAAGGCCGTGACGCTGGCCGGCGTGGCTATCGGGTCGGCGCTGACAATCACAAAGGCGGCCGTTGCCACGTTTGGGTTTTTGCAATCGGCCGTGCTGCTCTTGGCTAATCCGTTCGTTCTGATTGGAGCGGCTTGCCTTGCACTCGGCGGCTATCTCCTCTATGCGACCGGTGCAGCCGGACGTGCGGCAACATGGATTAGTTCGACGTTTGCTACGCTCTCATCTGAGGTGACTAGCACATTCGACGTGATTGCACAGTCAATGGCGGCAGGGGATTTCGTATCGGCGGCTAAGGTTGGTTGGGCACTGGTCAAACTGGAGTGGCAAAAAGGTGTAGCGTTCATCACGACGGCATGGGAGGGATTTAAGGGGTACTACGATGAGGCTTGCACCGGTCTTGCGCTAGGGATGATCAACGCTTCGGCATCAATCCAGACGATCTGGGCCGACCTCATCAACTGGATGCAAAAGACGTGGCTTAGTTTCGCCAACAGCGGATTCACTGAATCGCTAACCAGGATGATGGCCCCACTGATCGCTCTCGCAACTGGCGGAACAATCGAAGAGGCGAACCAAGCAATCACAGATACTTTCGCTGGCCAGCGAGCGGCGCAAGGCGGGCAGGTTGCAAAAATAGACGCCGGCACAGCGGCGAAGAAAGCACAGATTGAAGCAGACCGACAGGCGCAAGCCGACATCCTGGGCGGCGACCTTGCAAAACGTGGCGCTGGGCGTGACGCGGCAATCAAGGCAGCGCAGGATAGCGTGGATGCAGCCAAGGCAGAATGGCAAGCGGCGAAAGGCGAGGCGGTTGCCGCCGCTGCGGCCGGCGTCGGTACGAAGTTTGATTTCCAAGACAAGCTTGGCGGGCTCGATTTGGAAGCCGCAAAGGGCCCGAAATCGAGTTCTCGCGGTACGTTCTCTGCGTCGGCTGCATCTGGCCTCGGTGTCGGTGGCGTTCAGGAGCGGATCGCCAAAGCCGTTGAGGCCGGAAAGAATATCGCGGCCAAACAGCTTAATGAACTGAAGCAGATTAACTTGGAGGCCGCGGCATAATGGCGTACCAATTTGGACTGCGGCCGACGGGCATTGAGACGCAGACAGGATCAGCGACGATCCCGTACCGGCTCGTTGGCGAAACGGACCTCGTTCTTGCGGACACTTACGCACGCGCGGCAATCCCGCTGACTTGCGGGGCGTTCTACCGCAAGGATGTGAAGTGCTCATACCAGGGCGCACAGACATGGGACATCGACGCGGAATATGGGACGGCCGATTCGCAAGAACCAGCGGCGGGGAACTTCAAGTGGAGCTTCGATACGACCGGCGCAACCAAACATATCACGCAAGGCTTGCTGCACGTCGCCACCTACGCCGCGCCAGGCCGCACGGCAATCGACCACGGCGGCGCAATCGGCGTGACCGACGATAGCGTTGAGGGCGTGGACGTTCCCGACCGAGCTTTCAAGTGGACTGAGACATGGCAGTTACCGCTTGGTAGCTATGGTTTTTTCTACTCGACAATCCTTGGGGAGCTGACGGGCCGCGTCAACGCCTCCTATTTTCGCGGCTTCCCGGCCTACACGGTTCGGTTTGACGGCGCGAGTGGCGGGCAATCTCCGCAGGAATCTACGATTGTCGAAATTGCCTACAACTTTTCCGTTTCGCCGTCGGAGATCGCCTTGACCGTCGGCGACATCACCGGCATCAGCAAAACCGGCTGGGATTATCTTTGGGTGCGATACGAATCGCAGGACGATTCAAGCGCGTCCAAGACAACACCCAAAGCGATACAGGCCGAAGTCGATCGCGTGATGACCGCTTTCAATTTCTCCATGCTCGGCATTGGCAGCGGGATGATTTCATAATGGCTAATCCATTCAGAAAACTCCCGCCACATTCCCCCGTCACAGCATTTTCAATAACGGTGTACAATCGCACCATTGACATGCTCAACTGGTGGATGACGAATCAGGCCACATCAGGCGGCGGGCCGATCAAGAATATCGTCGATTGGGACCAGTCCGTTTTTCGCGTAAAAAACACGACAGGCCGGGACTTACTCAGCTATGATCCCGTTGGCCTTGATGGTCCGATCTTCGACATTGACGCGGGCGGGCTCGGCGCCTTGACCAACGAGACATCCCAGAAAGGCGTTGACCCGGACGCGACGGACCACATTGGCGGCAAGTGGGGCGTGATGCTCGAATGTGCGGGCGACGGAAAGATAGGCCGTTGCTGCATTTCTGGCGTCGTGCCGCTGCGGGTGTACGTCAACGCGACAACGGACAAGTTCTGCGACGTGATTATCCCAGAGAATGTCGGCGGTGAGGGGTGCTACATTGGAACCGGCGGAAGCGGCGCGCAGATTCTCTGGCTCGATCCTGCCGCGGCGGCGACGGAGATCGCGTGGGCAATTGTGCGGCTTGGGCCAGCGGCAAGCGGCCTTACCCCTGCCATCCTCAAAGACGACTGCGCCCCCGACGACACCGACATAGCCGCCTACCCCGTTGCCTCCGACGGCACGGCTGACGAAGACGCCGACGAACTGACACTCGACAACACCCACCCCGGCAACTTCCGCGGCTACGGCTCGGACCATACCGGCTTCGACACGACCACTGCCGCCAAAGTGCTCTACGCCTCGATCAACGGCAAGAACCAGATCGTCGGCGGGAAGGGGCTGGCAAAGATGTGCTACTGCCAAGCGAAGATCGCCAGCGGAAACACACTAGCAACCGTAGATAACGTGGTACCAATGGATGGCGGGCACAGTCCTGTAGCTTCATCATCCACGGAGCTTTCGGTATCTAGCGGATTCGAGACGGACAACAACGCTTACGGCATCATCGCATGGGATGAAACAAACGGCGTATGGCGGCCACTAGACTTCCCGTGTAAAACCGCATGATCGACTGCATATTCCAACTCAACGCCGACGGCAAGTTGCAATGTGCCAATTGTGGCTGGACCTATCCGCGTGAACCGAACTCCGATTCATGCAAGTGGCCTCGGCGAAACTGCCGGCAAAGTCCCGACCTACAACCGGCAGCCGACAAGCTCGGCGTCTCAATGGCTGACGTGGCTCACTACGCCTACGCTGTGGCGCGATGGACCGCTGCGGGGTTTCCGACACGCGAACCGGCAGAGGTGGATCGAATTGAACGCGAACTATGCCGTCCGTGTGCTGAGTATGTTGACGGACGCTGTAAACAGTGCGGCTGCGCCGTGAATAAGGGGCCAGCGATTCGCAACAAGATCGCCATGGCTACCGAGAACTGCAAGCTGGGGGAGTGGTAATGGCCAAACAATACCGACAACGCGAATCCGGCTTGATCGTCACGGAGGATTCTATTACGTTGCCGAAGCATCGACCACCAAAGCCGTGGTACGCGGGAAAGCTTTCGCCGTGGCGAGGGATGAGTAGAAGGCGGTGTTGCTGCGGGACAACAGAACCGCCAATTTCTGTTACATGCGGCGGGGAGTTCTCACCAAATATCGAAATCGACCTTAGTGATGGAACTTTTACTAACGGAGTGTGTCTTCACTGCGACTTACTTGCCTCCCCATTTATTGCGACATACCTCACCTCCGATTCTTGGAGATATACGAATAGCACGGATTTTGGTACAGTTCCAAGTGGCGCGTGTGGAGAAATTGACGGATCACCAATTCGATTAACTCTTAACCTCGATACCTGTCACCATGTTGCTGTTTACTTTTTTCTATTAAATGTCGCATTCGGTTTTCTTTTTAACGGCACCCAATACAACGGCATAACATCTCAATATAGAAAGGATCGGGACGCTGGGGATTCAGATGCCATGAACGGAGACGGCGTTATCCTCTCGCGCTTAAGCCTAAACAACACTCCGATATGCTATCCCGGCGGCGTGCCGCAATACATATGCGATGCTGGCAGCTTATCGAGCGTTATGCCAACAGAAATCACGATCAAAAATGTATGATCTACTCAATCGCATGATTTGTAATATTGCCTTCCGAGCCCTCTCCCGGAATAGCCCTTCCGAGATTTGGACTTCCATACGGATTCCCGGAGAACGTGTAACCGGCGTCAAGGTCAATGCCATATTGCGGCGTACCATCGGCTTTGGTGCGACCCGATGAAGAGTAAATGAGTGGAATAAGCTGGAACGCAAAGGCGTCCACGCTTCGCGTGTCGAAAGGATCGTGGTCGGTGGTGGCATTGCCTGTCTGGATTGGCGACACATACCCTGGTGCCCACCGAAGCCACATGATTGGCTTGCCCCAGCCATCGACAAACACCGGCTCGCCGTCAACGGTCCCAATCTCCGTCTGACTGAATTGCTCCATCGCTTCCGGCGACCCCATCGACACAACGAGGTAGAGGCACTTCGCCGCGTCCAGGTTGCCGGTCGGAGTTCTCGCGGCATACAGGCGATGCAGGGCAGGCTCTGGAACCTTTCCCCAAGCGAAAGCAATAGGGCCGTTGACAATATCGCTACGGGCATCCGGCATTTCCATTCGCATCGTATCTCGGATGGCGTCGAGTCGGTAGCGTGCCGCAAGTTTAGGATTCGCCCGCGCAGCCTGATTGGCGGCGTCTATCTGCACGGCCGTCATGCCGGTGGTATCAAACCCGATTCTTCGATTCAAGTACGACTCATACCGCTGCATGATGATGTTGTGCAGCTTGACGATTGTGGCCTTTGTGGCAGACTCTCTTGCCATTTCGCGAGCCGACTGCAACGCCCCTAGAACCATCGCGGCCAAGATACCGATGATCGTAATCGTGACCAGCAACTCCACCAACGTAAACGCGGCTCTACGTTTCATTTTCGATTCTCCGACTACGATGGCCAAGGAAAGCACACCACGTAACGAGGATGGATATTCCAGCGATGCAACCGCCGATACCGAAGTGGGACAGCCATAGACCAATCCAGACGCCCGCAGGTAGGCACAGCAGTCCGCCTAACGCTGCGACGATTGGTCGATGATCGCGGACACCTGACGCCGACCAGACCATCCAGCAGCCAAGCAGGGCCGGTATGGCGACGGCGCACGTGAGGGCGTTACTAAAGATGCTGACGTGATGCCCAGCAAACACCGCCCCCGCCACCCCTGCGATAGCCACCAGCAGACACAGACTCGGTACGATGCGGCTCATGGGGTGGGCTCCTCGATCGCCTTGCCGGCGCTGGCAAACCGATCCGGCCCCATCTTCTCTGCCGCCTCTCGACATGGCTCTGGTTCGGGGCAGTTAGGGCAATCGGGACACGACACATTTTCCGGCCACTTGCCGCTCGGGTGGCTCATCTTGCGCAGCTCGGGGACGTACCAGGGACGTTGGTTCATGGCTCCTCCTCAATTAGTCGTGCCGCTGTCGTGCCAAGGGCGGCGGCAAGGCGGCAGACTACTCCCTCAGTGGGGGACTTGCCGGACCGGCCTGACTCCAATTCTATCAGATACTGCCGCGAGATTCCAGCTTTGTTCGCCAGTGCCAGTTGAGTCAGGCGGCGGCGCTGCCGGAGTTCGCGGAGGAGGGTATGATTTAACATTGGGGGCTCCTATCCGATTTTTAGGCTGTCCCGCCGGGAGGCGACATTGCGGCGCGCCGCTCTCCACCTGCGCCGGGTTCGGCGGCGGGACAGGGAGTAGGATTATTAACCTCGATCAGCAAGCCGCGACAATGCGGTGCGTTCGGTTTTTTTTAGCCCTTCGCAAATCCTGTTTGCGTATTCAGTTACTCCAGAAGCGATTGCGTTTGCGGCAAATCCGGAACCGCTAAAGTGCCTCCACAGTCCCGACGTTGCCTCTTGCATGTGGCCAGGATCGCATTTCGCATCGTATTCCAACATCACGCGCATGATTGCCGCTGCATCGGCGTGGCCGTTGATCGCATCGCGTATTGCCACCCGAGCGGTGTGGATCGCGAGCCCCGCACCCATGTTGTAGTCGTATTTTTTTGCGATTGCGTGGCATTTTGCCTCGGCTCTCTCGCGAGCGTTGAACAGCCATTCGTCTCGGATGGTCCACTTTTTTTTGGTCGCCGGATTCATTTTATATTCTCCCTTGCCTCCCGCCGTGTAATCCATCCCAGCCGGGCGGGGCGGTTGGGGATGGTAAATCCTAATCCACGCGGTCATCGCCGAACAACAGGCCATCACGATAGCCACGCCCAAGCGCCGTTCGTGATTCGTCGGTATCGTCCACGAGGCTGAGCCATAGATCGTGTTCCTGCTGGCTGCCGAATTGATCGCCGTGGTATTGGCGACGGACTCCGCGAGCGTACCCGGAGTAGTAGTCGGCCTGAATCGGGTCGCTGGCGAGTCGCCCCAGCGTTTGCGCGCGGCTCATTTCAGACTGAAACTGCTGTTCGTTCATTAGTCACCGTCTCATTCGTTATCGGTTGTGCGCGCAGGCTCTGGCAGTCTGGCGGCGTGGTTCGTGTTCAGTCGTTCGACAATCTCGCCACACCGGCTCCGCAGTCCATCCCAGTAGCCGCGCTCGAAATCGCTGGAAAACTCACCGGCCTCGGCTCGCAAATCGCCGAGAATCTGCCGATCAAACGGCCCCTGCGGCCGGCACGACTCGTCCAGCATGTCGAGGCGGTCGAGGCAGACCACCGACACAATCTCGATTCGCAGCATATCTGCCGCGGACTGTCCACACCCGACTGCCAGGCGGTACGCCTGATCTGCGGATCGCAGTTTCGTTTTCATCGCTCGTCTCCTGGTTGTGCCGCGTTGGCGGCTGGGTTTCGTTCGTCACTGCTCTCATTATAGTTATCGGCCAAATGTCGGCAATAGTTTACATCGGGTTGATCTGTAGAGGCAGTGTAGAAGCTCTTAGAATCAAACTACACGCAGACCTGGCCCACAGGATTCCGACGCTAGATGACGAAAATCGTCATTGCAAAATGACCGTATGCGTCATACTATAAATCGTCACAGGAAATGATTCTATGTTTCAATCTCGGAAAATCCCTTTTTCGCTATTGCAATTTTTTCCGATGCTCGATAAATTACGCGAGTCGCCATTGAAAAACATTTTGCTTTTCTTTCGGCGACCTCTTCGCTAGGGCGCAATCTTCATTCCCAACTGGAATGATCCGAAAAACCGGCCCATAGCGAGGAATCCGCGAAACGGATTTACCGCGTGGGAGATTTGCGGTGACGGACCCCCTATATCTGCTGATGGACCTAGGGCACCTTCCAGGGGTAGGATTCATTCCGGCCCCCGTGGAAATCCGCACCACATCCCGTAGAATCCATCTTGATCTGCGTAGCTTCGGACGTACACCTTATCGACTATTATACGTCGGCGTTCCGGCCGATCCAGCTTGTCGGCCGCTCTCCAAAAACGCTGGAGAGCTACGCCTGTGCTCTGGCCGTATGGAATCAGTGGCCGGGCCGCGTGCCGCTTCACCACATAGACAGGCGAGTTCTCGCACGTTTTGCCGAGTGGGCGCTAGCGGGACGCAAGGCTTCCACGGTGAATCAGTACGTGAAGCGGTTCATGGCGATACTGCGATTTGCGGAGGAAGAGGACGACATCGGGCGAGTACCGAAATACCGGAAGCTGGCGGAATCAAAGAATGTCCCGCTCGCCCTTACCGCGGACGAATTTCTAGCAGTGATCAAAGTCTGCGGCGATCAGACCGGCGAGGTCGGTGGCATTCCGGCCGCATTGTGGTGGCGTTCTCTGCTATCAGTGGACTGGGAATCCGGACTGAGGATAATGGCATTGCTGTCTGTGACGACGGACGATGTTCTTCTCGACCAGAACGGATTCTACTGCCAAGCGGAAAACCAAAAGGACAAAGAGGCTGGTTGGTTTCCGCTCTCACCAGAGACGATGGCGATGGTACGCGAAATCCACGATCCGTGCCATCCGCTACTCTGGCGGTTCAGCCGCTGCGCCAGTTGGTTACAGAAGGCGTTTCGGCGGATACTCGACGCCTCGGGAATCTACGCCCCACGCGGTGCGTGCATGGCGTTCCACAGAATTCGCCGCTCGACAGCCAGTTACATGCGACTGTCGGGGCTCGATGCCACTGCACGTCTTGGACATTCTCATCCGCGATTGACGGATGCGTATATCGACCCTCGCGTATATCGGCCCGAAAAGTGCCAGGCGATCACGCCCGCGCCACGGCCTCGCTAACCCTCGCCCGCGTTCTGCCTTTCATTGGCGACACCTATGCTTTGGCATTCCGGCACAACGCCGGCCGGGCGAGGCTTTTCATACTTAGTAGCACCCCGCGTTTTCCTCGGCATGCGCCGGGGCGCGGGGCTTTTTGTAGCCATATTATAGCCATGACCAACCGCATCCACACATACACCCGCCGGCCGGCCGACCCCGCCGAGCGCATCGAGTTAGCGGACACCGACCTCGACTACGTAGTTGTGATGAGGCGAATCATAGGACAGGACGCAGAGCTGGACAGAATCGACGACGAGGCATTCAAAACGTGGGTGCAGGCGTCAAATGAAATTATTGAACAAGGAATCAGATAATGTGCGAACCAGCAAGTTTCGTACTCACGAAAGACGCGGTGTTCTGGTCGCGGCGAAGCGACTCGCACGAGGACATCATCGACGAGTTTAAGCTCCACGCCGACGGCGATCGTGGCCCAAACATTGTCCGCGTCGAAATCACACCACCGAACGGCGACATGCGAAAGCCACTTGTTGAGTGGCATTACCGACTCGACCAACGCGATTATCCGAAATGGTACTCGGAAGAGGACACTGAAAAGCGTGCTCGCATAGCGTTGCAGGAGTGGTTCGACGCGAAAGTTATTGTTGTTGGTGAGCGTGATGTACGTGATCAGCAGGCGTATGCCTACAACTCGACGGTGACCGCTCGGGAAAACTCGACGGTGTCCGCTTGGGGAAACTCGACGGTGTCCGCTCGGGAAAACTCGACGGTGACCGCTCGGGAAAACTCGACGGTGACCGCTCGGGAAAACTCGACGGTGACCGCAGCCAACAACATGGCGACCGTTTCGCACTACTCATCGACGGAGCCATGCAAGCCAGTCGGGCCATACGCCGTAGTGATTGACCGGCGCGGCGATAAAGCAGTTTGCGTTGTTGGAAAATGAACAAGCCACCCGTCCATCACGGAGCGACGCAGCAGCAGGCCGAGCCTGCCGGGTGGTTCTTTTCTACGGAGGTTACGATGCGAAACGTAGTGCATGGCGTAGTGACGACCCTCGTTGCGGCGATCGTCGCAGCTTGGGGCGTGGCGGCAGAGATCGAGGCGAAGCTGGGAGAGTTGGTGGTGAAGTGAACACAGCAGCCGCGACGGATACGGGGAACAGTGAGCCCCCGTTGCGTTGCAAGACACCGTGGCGGCTGCAAGCTACGTAATAGCAGACCATCGCAAGGTGGGCCGGTGCGACTCCGGCGCGTAGCTTTTGCCGGGTTGGTGTAATGGCAGCAGGGCTCTCTGTTGCGGAGAGCAGGAACCCGTTCGATTCGGGCACCGGCTCTGAACACCTTAACAAGGAGTGAATCGTGCATAACTGTTTTTGCAATATCTGTTCCGCACCGATGTTCTCTAAGAATCCGCAGGTTAAGCCCAACTTCTGCGGCAGCGAGTGCCGCGATATTCATAGGCGGCCAGCGCCGAAGGAGCGGATGTCTCTGAATTACGCTCCACGCGGAAACGGCCCGGCAGCTATGGCTATGGGGCCGTGGTGCTCGCCTCGCATTGTCCGCCGTTCGTACAGCCCAAGCAAGACGCTTCGGATTCGGGGAGATCGCGTCAAAAAACTCACAACGAAGCGCATGCAGAACGTGTAACCATACCAAACTTCAAGGAGGAAGTTTCAATGTTGATCTTATCGAGGAAAGTCGGCAGCGTAACTAAGATTGGAGAAGCGATGGTCAAGATTTTGGAAATCGGCCGCGATGGCGTGAGACTTGGTATTGAAGCTCCAAAGGAGGTTCTAGTGATACGCGACAACGCGCGTATCAAGACCGTTCGCGCCGCACTCGCCAACGGCACGCTGGCCAAGTGCGAGGAGGCGTTAGACCACGCCGACAACTAGGGCTGCGGACGTGCGTACACGCGACTTGAGGAAGCGGTGGCGAAGGAGTTTCGACAATGAGCGAACGTAAAGACCTCGGATGGGCAAATGGAAATCCGGCGTTAATGCCACGGCTCAATGAGTGCGACGAAGATGGGCACGAAATTGGCTACCTCGGCGAGCGTGGTTGCGTCACGATCTGCTATTGCGATACGTGCGGATACGAGTTTCGTGTGGATTCAAGCGACTGAGGGCACGACGCCCTTTGACGACGACGGCGGGGAGGCTGGATGCTGAACCGCCGAGGGAGATGAGCCGTGAATATCGACAAGATCAAAGAAGCTGAACAAGAAGCGTTTCGATTGCTGTCGCGTATCGAGTCCGTGAAGAAATGCAACGGAGACGACCTTGTGTGGGGGTGTAAACATACTGCTGCCCTGCGTCGTGCATCGCTGGACCTGACACGGGCACTGGCTGAAATGAGGAAACCATGACAGCGACCGACGCGGAACAGGAACGACTAGCCAACGCCATCGCCGAGGCTCGCACGCTGATTCGTTCGCGGCGGCATGGCGAACGTCTCGACGACGCCCTCGATGAACTGGTTCTCGCCGCTGATCGCGCGGGCGTGTCGTCGGACATCTCAGACTGCATCGGCCATGTGTCGAAAGCCATCGGGTTGATGATGTGGTCCGCTCCGTCGCGGGATACGGCACAATGTGCGGTTTTCGTGCTGGGTTCTATCGAACACATGCTGGATTGGGATTGTGGAAAGTAATCATGGAAACACGCGGCACACACATACCCGGCCTGACGCTGGAACAGTATCACCAGCGGGCGGAATGGTCACACAGCCAGATCGAAGTTCTGATTGATTCGCCACCGCTATTCGCTGGCCAGTTTATCACGCACGAATACGAGCGAAAGAAGTCGGACGTATTCGACGACGGCACCATCGTGCATGACATTCTTTCCAGTGGTCGCCCAATTAGCGATCTGGTGGCGATAATCCCCGACGAAGCACTGAATGAGGATCGGCACCGAAAGGGCGCGGCGTGGAAAGCGTGGAGCGTGGAGAACTACGACAAGATTCAACGCAAGCCGGAAGAATGCGACGCACTAACGCGAATGGTCGATTCCGTTCGCTCGCATAAGAAAGCCGCGTGGTTACTGGACGCCGATGGCCATTTCGAGCACTCGATAGTTTGGACCGACGAAGAAACGGGACTTGCCTTGCGGGCACGTCCTGACAAGATTTCCATCTTCTCCGATGAATGGGTTGTGTCGGACATCAAGACGACGCGGGCCGAAGATACCCGCCAGTTTTCCCGTGCCATCGCTGACTATGGCTATCATCGGCAAGCGGCGTGGTATGTGGACGCCGTGCATTCACTGGGCATTGAAGATGTCCCCGCGTTTTGCTTCATTACGGTCAACAAGACGCCAGCCCACGAGTGCCACGTATACGAACTGGCACCGCCGGCCATCGAGTTAGGCCGCGAAGAGAACCGGCAGATTCTCATTGAGTTGAAACACCGACTGGACACCAACGATTGGCGTTGCAGAGACGCCGACACGATAAACGAGATCGACTTACCGACTTCCGCATACCGATTCACTCAAGAATGGAGAACAGCATAATGGCTACCGAACTAATTCCCGTCGATCAGATGTCCGCGTTAAGGGCCGTCGAAACTATTGCGACCGATTACGGGCTAGCGGCTATCGAGGATAAGGGCCAGCTTGAACGGACTTTGATGCTTGCGACTGGCACGGCGAAGCTGAAGGAGCTTTTGTCCCCGCAAGTGATGAAGCCTATCATGGCCTTGCAGGGAACAACGCTGGGCTTCCGCACCGACAAGGACAAAGACGGAGGATACCCGATGGAGATTGTGCGGGATGTGGCCTGCGAGGCGTTGCTGCGTGGTTTCCGCATGATCGGGAACGAGGTCAACATTATTGCCGGTCGATTCTATGCGGCCAAAGACGGCTGCAAGCGGCGTGTTTTGGAGTGGCCTGGACTGACGCAATTCAATCTAGAGCTGTCATTCCCGACGGACAAAGGCGGATCGGCTTACGTGGACGCAATCGCAACCTGGTCCTTGAACGGCAAGCCGGACCAGTTGGAGCGGCGCGGCAAGACGGCAATCCCGATTCGTCGCAACTCCGGGATGATCGACGATGCGATCCTTGGCAAAGCGGAGCGGAAGATGTATGCCGCCGTCTTGAACCGCCTGTCCACGTTCGTGATTCCCGATGGAGAAGTGGACGCCGATGCCATCGACGTTACGAGCCGACCCGTCAACACACCGAAGCGTTCGATCCTGAACGATTACGCCGACAGCGAGCCGAAGCAACAGGCCCCGCAATTCGACCCGGCAGATCAAGCGGCGTTGGTGGATGAGTTCAGCCAGACGCTTGGCGGTGCGGAAGATAATCAGGGAGTCGTGGAATGCCAGAAAATGGCGGCACAATACGCCCGCGAAGGGAAGCTGTCGCCTGATTCGCTGTCGAAAGTCAATGATCTGGCGAACAAGAGGCGGGCGGCGTTGAGGAGATAGTAGCAGTTCCCCGGTTTCGGTCGGCGTTTGCCGGGGCCGGGGCTTTTTGACACGGAGGTTGACATGGGCGAACTGACGACCCAACTCGATGAGCGTTCGGCAAGAAAGCTTTGCGACCGGATCGTGCGGCAAGCGGAAGACCTCCGTGGCCTACTGCTACAGCTCCGCGACGGAAAAGGGTGGATTGCCCTGGGGCACGCCTCGTGGGCCGAGTGCTGCGAAAAGGAGTTCGGGTACACGAAACAGCACGCCAACTACCTCATCAGGACGGACGCGGTAAGGCACCAGGTGGAAGAAATTTCTTCCACCCCGCTTACCAACTCGCAGGTAGACGCGCTATCAAAAGTTCCCGAGGAAAAACGCGAGGCAGTTCTCGATTGGGCGGCCGAAAAGGCTGGCGACAAACCGTTGACCGCCGCCGCGATCCGCAAGGCCGCCGCCGAAGTGCTGGAAGCCGAGTCGGATGATGACGAGGACGACACCGACGATTCCCCCGAAGAAGCCGCCTGGATGTCAGAGACGAGCGCCGATGACGAAAGCGAACCGGAAGAGGCTGTAGACGAGCCGAGCAATAGCGTTGCGCCTATGACGTTTGGCGAGTCCGTCGAAGCTGACGTGCGGAAGTGGATGGAGTGGTACTCGACAACACCGGATGTTGCCGCTGCGGTGCTGGAAAATCTGGCGGTGAAAATTCGGGGGTGAGGCGTGGATGTCGCGGAACGAGAACAGATCAGGATCGCCAGGGACATTCGCCGGAGCTGCGATATGTCGAAGGTCTGCCGCGTCATCATGAAGATTTACCGCGGCATGGCTTGTCTTGATCGTCCATTTCGCAGGCTCTCAGAAAAGGCCCTAGTGCGGCACTTATGCAAGACTACGCACCGATACCCGGAATCGACGGTAAGAGCAGCAGTGCGACGCTTGCATGATCGGCGAGCGTTGAAGCAGATGGGTTCGACAGGAGGATCGCCAGTATATGAACTGGCGGAGGAACGGGGTGATAAATAAATGGCCGGCGACTGGATCAAAGTTGAAGTCACGATGCCGGACAAGCCGGAGGTTGCGATGATCGCAAACACACTGGGCATCGACCACGACGCGGCCGTGGGTAAGCTTCTTAGGTTTTGGATTTGGTCCGATTTGCAGAGCGTTGATGGTAACGATCTTGGCGTTACACTTTCGTTTCTAGACCGTCTCACTAACTGCCCCGGCTTCGCCGATGCGCTCGTCTCTGTTGGCTGGCTGATAAGCCGCAATG